TGCTGGGGTGTAATCAAGAACACCAGCCATGGTCAGTGCTGAAGCAACGTCAGCAGAGCACATGATGATGTTGCCCTTTCCACGACGAGTTCTCTGAGCGATTCTGTTAGCATCTCTTTCGATTTGGAACAGAAGACCCTTGAACTTCTCAACAGACCAACGACCATTGGAGTCAACGTCAAGGTCGAAAATACCAGCGGTAGCAGTGTTTTCTACAGCACCTTGCTCAGCAACCTTATAGATGGTTCTGATAACTTCTCTGTTGATTTCAGCGAGGATCTCAGTGGAGAGAATGTTAGCAAGTTCTGCTTCTGCGTTTAGACCGTGGATAGCCTTGAGGTCTTGAGCGAGCTCAAGTGAGTACTCGGCCTTCAGAGCGCGTGACTTTGCAGTAACGGTGACTTTCTCGATCGAGAATGCCATCTGGTTGAAAGCATCGTTACCGGTGCCATCAAGATTTTCTGCAGAGTCGGTACGCATACCCTGACCGACATCATAGCCGGTTGAAGATGCGGTTGCAACTGGGTTTAGAACAGCTGGGTTGTCACCTGACTGTGAGGTAGTACCCATACCAGCAGCAATATCCGAGAAACCATTAACGTCATCAAGACCCTTTGGTTGACCGGAGAATGCCGAATCTACTTCGTTGTAGAAGGTTTCGGTGCCAGACTGGCTGGTGTAGCGTGAACGCATTGCAAAGATGAGTCCAGTAGGACCGCTCATTGGTTGAACGCCAGCGAGGTCATAAGCGACCAGGTTAGGCATTGAACGACGAATCAGCGAGATCAGTACTGGGTCAAAACCTGCAGTGTTGGTTCCACCTGCGCTGGTGTATCCACCATTACCAACAGCGTTGGTTGGAGCTTCGGATAGGAATGAACCTGCGGTTTCGAAAGCTGATTGCTCTCTAAGGAATTTTTCTTGGTTTTCTAACAGGACGGCGGTTACCGCTCTACGATGGGAATCTTTGATTGGATCAAGACCCTCATAGTTGAGGAGAGGTGCCCACTTTTCCTGCAGATGCTCTGATTGGAACATTTGCGTGTACCTTTTACTAAGTGTTTGTTTTTTTTGGGTTTGAATTATATTAAATTCAATTATTTGCTAAACTTTGAAAGAGTATTCAGATAAGCAGCCATGGAACCAGATACTGATTCTGGTGTGCTATCATATCCCTCAGAAAGGGTTTCAGTTTTAGCAGATAGTGTTGCTGGTCTGGAAGCAAAATATGCCTCTCTAAGAGTTACCAGCTTCTCACGATATTCTTCTTCACTTTCAAACTCAACACTTTCGGCAAGTGAAGCGAGCTTCTCTTTCTGAGATAGTGCTAGACCCTCAGAAATCTGATCTAAGATCCCATCAGCAATCGCCTCTGCGAGACGCTTGTTGAGTGAGACATTTCTTTCAATCTGCTCGTTGAGTTTTGTCTCCATTTCATCAAGTTTTTCTACCATATTCTCAAGAACATCATATTTATCTTCAGGGATTGTTACATAATGTGCTTCAAAAAGATCCTTCATACCATTGAGGAAGGAACCCATCATTTCTTCCTTAAGTCCACCCTCAATAGCGAGGGCGTTTTCTTGGAACCATTCGTCTGATACATATTCTAGATATGCATCAACACGATCGCCAAGAATAGACTTAATTTCTTCTACCTCTTCTGCTAGAGCAACTTCATATTGCTCTTCGAGGGAGTTTTTGATTTCAGCAACTTTTGAAGTAATTGCTGCTTCAAAAATAGTTTTTGCTCTTTCTTTGAACTCTTCAGAAAGATCTTCGCCACCGAGAAGAGCATTTACGTCCTCTTCTAGGTCATACTCTTCTTCTACAACTTCCTCTTCCTCTTCCTCGTCTTCTTCTACTTCAGCATCTTCGAGTTCTACTTCCTCTTCAGACTCTTCTTCAGAAAGAACTTCTTCATCTTCAAGTTCTTCTTCTTCCTTCATGCCTTTCATTGCCTCTGCTGGCTTTGCACCTTTGTTAACAACATCCTTGACTTGCTTAAGGGTAGCGCCAGGAGTCTTCAACTTTGCTGAATCATCATCTGATTTATAGTTTTCTGGTGTAGGTCCACCTAGGTCTTCCCAACTACCAGTTTGTCCTGGAGTTGAACCTGAAAGATGGGGCATTGCATCTCCTGCTTTTGCGTTTGCATTAACAGCAGTTTTGGATTGCTTAGTGCCTACTTCCATTTCTTGTAATTGTTTGCCACGAGACATTTGAACTCTCCG